CGCGCGGCGGCTGCGCTGGGGCGCCCCTCGGACTCCAGCGTGCGCCGCGCCTCAGTCTCCTCTCGCAGGTGCTTCTCCAGGTCACCGATGCGGCGCTCCAGAGCCTCGATCAAAACCTTGTTCGACTCGTGCTTCGCCTGCTGCCGCCCGGTGATGAAGGCGAACACAGCCGGGATCAGGGTGCCCAGGATTACACCCCCGAGCGCCCAGACCTCCGGCGGGAATAGATCGCTATTCATCGCACCTCCGACAACATGTTCGGGGTATTAGTGAACGGGTGCATATGGTGTTTCTTCCTTCTCTTATTGCGAGGTATTATCCTCACGCTGCCATGCGTTATCAAAGGCATGACGGGGAGTAAAGTCCGTGTCGGGGCGTCCCCAGTCAATCGGTGCCCACTCGGTCATATCCCAGGGGAAGTCGTTCACGTCGAAAGCGAGGGCCGGGTCTGCCAGGAAGCGCTCAGCCAGCGCTCCCCGGAGGTCGCCGCCCTCACCCCACGGGTCCACACCGTAGAGAGCCTTCTCCGTCTGCCCGTCCTCCGCGTTAAAAGCGTGACACCATGAGTTCGTATCCGTGCCCACAAGCCCGTACCGCTGCGCCGCCTTAATCAGCAGCTGAGTCAGAGGGTTATACGGTGCTCCGGTCTTGGGGTTGAACTTCGGGTCCACGTCCGCGCGCACTCGGCCCCACTGACCGTGCACAGGGGACTTGTCCTTCTCGGTAGCGGGGGACTTACCATCGGTACCGCTGGCGGGGTAGCTGGGCGGGTTGCCCTTGGCCACCGCACCAAAGGTGAAGGCTAGGGCGTGCTGGATTTCCCCGGCGCGCACCTCGTTAATGCCGATGAAGCCCAAGTTGTTGTGCATACGGGCGACAGCGCTCGAACCGCACTGCAGGGACGTAGCGTAGTTGGTTTCCGCCAAGTCCTCCAGTCCCGGATTGTTCACGCTGAATCCCATCTCGCCCTTCCACTCACCGGCTTCCGAACGTTCCACCATAAAGAACTCGCGCATGATGCCCGTACCGACGTCATAGACAGCCATGCCCCGGTCACCATTTCGCGCGGGGAGCGCATACGGAGGGATCGGGATGTCACGGCTGTACACCGCTCGGATCTTCGGGTCCATAGCGGGGAAGCCGCCTCGCGTTTGCATGTTTACTCGCGGGCACGCAGGGTGCCGGGAGTCCACGACGTACAGTGCAATCGGTCCGGTGCCGTATGCGCTGGTGTTCAGCGACGTGACAACACCCCTTCCCGGCTTACGCCCATCACCATACAGACCCCAGGGGTCCGGCGTGTTCTTCTGCATCCACGCCGCCATAGCAGCTGAGTTAGGTGCGAGGGGCATCTTAGATACATCACGCTGCCAGATGGTACCCTTCCCTAGATACTTCCCAGGCATAAAAATGCTCGGGATGACATACGGGTATGCGTTCTTAGCCTCGACAGGTACCCACTCGCCACCGCTCTTTACGAGAGGCTGGAGCGGCATCTTCATACCACCCTTATTGATGCTCGCTGACATTCATACTCCTAACTAGCGAGAGGGAGATGCGTACAGCTTGAAGCTCTTAATCTTCACTGCGTTGCTCTCACCAATAAACAGCTTAGAATACGGACCGTACTCGCTGGGGGCAAGGGGGGAGAAGTCCTGCACAGCGCGCTCTCCAGAGGGGGCCGTGATGACCACGCGCCCGTCCAGGCAGTCGAAACGCCACACACCGATGGGGGAACCGGCGTTGATGGTTGAGACGACACCATCCTGTGTGCGCTCGTCGATTACAGACGTGCCGTCGGCGTTCATTCGCACCGAGGGCCGTACCTTGCTTGTCGAGTTCATAAGCTGCTTCGGCTGACCCAAGTGGAAAGCGAACGGAGTAGAAGCGGTAACCTCAGACACTTCAATTTCGAGCGAGATGTTGGGGGTTCCGGTATTAAATACGAGAGACGCCTCAAGGTTCTTGATACCAATATTGACCGCCGCGCCATCGGTACCGACCTCCCAGCCGGAGGGCTTCACTACGCCACCAACGGTGGCCTCGCCCAAGCCGTGCTGGTACCACCGGACCTCCGCAGTACCGCCCGCAGCGTTGTTCCATCGTGCGCCTTCTAGGATCGCATAAGGGTGTCGGCCTGCACGCTGCTCCTGGGGGACCGGCGGGACTAGAATCTCGCCCGCTCGACCTGCGAAGACATCCGACGCGATAAGTACTCGGCCCTTGAGGGAGCCAAACTGGAAGGGCCAGGAACCGGGGGCGGCCAACTTGAAGTTATCCGAAGCCTCCGCAGTGACAGCTACCGGGGTGAAAGCATCGCCAGGCACCACGTGTTCGCCAGGGCTGGCGGGCTCGCCGTCAATCTTCCACGATAGACCCGCCTGTAGCGGAATGGTGATAGTGCGTCGGCGGTAGTTAGGGTTCGGGCGGTACGGCTTGACGGGGGTGGGCTCGGTGAAGGTGCCTTCGCGCAGCCACACCACAGGAACACCGTACTTAGTCTCCTCAGCGGGGGGCTCCGTCGAGTGCTCGACCCAGAAACCCTGCGCCTTCGCCTGCCGCTCTGCCGTCCAGCCGTCGGCGCCACCAGCGGGGATCAGCTCACGCACACCCTCCAGGGCCGCACCAGTCAGGTGGCCACGCTCATCAACCTGGGGGACGCGGAACGTCTGCTCAGCCATATACATACACCTCTATTCGGGTAATGGTACAATAGATCACGGTCAATGATGTGTTCCCTGCGGAGCATTACCCGGAGCCCTCACGCGATAATCGGTGCGCGTGAGGGCTTCTTTCTTTACCTAGTGTACCGCTAAGACCCCTTGAAGAACGCCGGGACAGTGACCTGAATCTTGGTCCCGGTCGTGGCGGCTCCGTAGTGCTTCACCTCGCGGGTATCCTGCGGTATCCACACGCTACCCTTGCTGGCAAGACCGTTCACCGTGAACTGCGGTGCCGGGGCTTCCGCGGGCAGGTTAGCGATAACCGCGCCGTCCGCGAAGTCCTTCGTGCTCGTCATCTCCAGACGCACAAAGCCGTAGCCGGTGCTGGGATCAACCACAATGTAGCTACGACCCTCCTCAGAGGTGACACCATCCACCGGAACGATCGGGTAGGACTTCACCTGTGACGCCTTACCAAGCTCCTTAGGACGGGTAGACTTCGTGAATTTATCCACCTGGACATAGACGTTATCGCCAAGCTCGCGCCAGAGTCGTACCGGCTGCTCTGCGCCCGGAGGGTTGGGGATGCCAACCGTGGTGCAGTGCGCGATGTCCAGGTTGTTCACCCAGCCCTCGACGTAGAAACCCCAACGCGCGCCGCCCTCGGACGGGCGCACGAGCGCGGCAGTACAGCTAGTGATGATGGTGTGTCCTGCGCCTGCATCGCACACGTAGAAATCAGCCGCCTTGTTCTTCGCGGTAGCGTTAGCCTGCGTGGGGGCGTAACTGGACGACTCACCACGACAGCCCACCAGGGCGTTATCTCCGTAGCGGAGAATGAAGCCGTGGCCGCCGTTTTCCTGCGCCTCGCACCCAGTGAACGTACACTTGGTGGCAGCAATGTACCAGCCCGCACCGTTCTTCTGCGCCTCACGGTTGGGGTTCTTCGGGCCGCCCATCTCCATATCAGACTTACCACCTTCGAGGCAGTACAGCTTCTCCACCGTGGTGTTCGAGTGGGTGTACCAGGAGGTCGAGTTAGTGAACTTGGTCTGAGAGGTGTAGATCTCAATGCCCGCGTGGTCACCGCCTCCCTGGTTGGAGCCGCCGATGTCCGCACCGAAGAACTTGTTGTCCGCCGCTCCCGCATCTCCCTCGGGGTGACCGGGGGGCTTGCCGACAATCAAGCCCACCTTCATGGAGTGGCGCACCTTGAGGCCGAAACACTTCATCGCCTGGTCGTCGTTACCGATAATGGCGATACCAACCTCCATACCCCACACTTCAACGAAGTTCAGGGTGGACACGCAGTCCGGGTCGGCAGGGTCCTTGCCCAAGTCCGTGTTGAACAACACGCCGTAGACACCATCTAGCGGAGCCTGAATCTGCAGCCCAGAGCGGTGGCTACGAATCATCAGGTCGGTCACGCCGAAGCGCAACATCGACGCATCCTTCTTGCGCTTGAGCCACGAGCCGGTATGGAAGACACCCACCTTATCCTGCGCCGCCTCGCCGGTGACCGGCTTACGGGGCTGAGCGATAATCTGGGTAGAGTTCATGCCCGCGCCACGTACCAGCACGAAGCCCTTCAACTCAATGTAGGGGTCTTCCACACGGTACGTACCCGCAGGAAGGTACACCGTGCCGCCCCCACGCGCGGCCACCGCATCAATAGCATCCTGAATCGCCTTGCGACTGTCTCGCGAGCCGGTCGGGTCTGCGTTGTACGGAGGCAGAGTCACATCGACCTGCATCAGTGACACCGACTGCGCCGGGGCACCGGCAGGGGCGGCAGGCTGGGGGGGCAGGGCGCGCCGCTGCCTGTGC